TCTGCTGCTAAGCTTGGTCTTACCTACAAGTTCTAGTTCTCTTAAATAGTTAAGAGTTCGAGATGGATTAGGGACTCCTTACGGAGTCCCTTTTTTAATGCCATGAAAAAAACTTCTGATATATTAATGCATCCACTGTGGATCGCTCCAGTGATGCTCTTGTCAATTATGATACTTATTGAAACGTTACATACTGTAACACATTGGCGTATGGAAATAGACGCAAATGCTTACTGTAGAAATAATGCCGAATGGATCAACGATAATCGAAACTAATGTAACCCATTAGCATTACTTGTAATTGTACGGTAGACCGAATGTAAAGTTATTTGACAGTCCTTAATCTTTCCTATATAATATTGTTACGTTACTTAACAAAAGAACTCAATGACTTCCACAACTGCTCAAAAGTACACAACGACAGAGTATGGCAAGCAGAATATGTTTGCTGCTGAAGCACAACCACAACTCGTAGAAAATTACGAAGGTTATGCAGTTAATGCAGAAAAGACGAATGGTCGTTGGGCAATGATTGGTTTTGTAGCACTTATAGGTGCTTACATGGTTACTGGACAAATCATTCCAGGTGTATTTTAGAATGAACGTTCCAACATACGACATACCGCATTCACCGATCCTTCTTGTAGGGTTTGCTGGAATCGCAGTCGCTTTGTTCACACTTTATACTGTTAACAAAGCATATTTCAATTCACCATTCAGAGGTTGATATGAAAACCATGTTACAAACCTTATTTTTAGGTTCAATTGCAGTAGCAGTTGTCTACTCACCCACATTCGCATACGTCCCTTATTTCTAAATGAACTATTGGAAAGAAGCAGAACAAACTAATGGTCGCCTAGCGATGCTTGGTTTAGTTATTGCTACAATTAACTATGGATTTACTGGTTGGATCATACCAGGCATCCTGTAAGAGATAAAAGGTCTCTTAAAATTCTACCCCTTTACAAATCTAAGAACAATGACTCCAGAAGCAGAAAAGTTTAACGGTTGGATGGCGATGCTAGGCATCGTAGCAGCACTAGGTGCTTATGCAACCACAGGTCAAATCATTCCAGGTATATTCTAATGACAAACAAACAAATTTTCCTCAAAGCAAACGGCAGAGCAGCAATGGTAGGATTCCTAGTCCTATGTGCTTCATATGCAACAACTGGCAACCTTATTCCTGGTATCGTTTAATGACAAATTCAACAACAAAAACAGAAGAGAAGGTAGACTTCTCTATCGCTGAGAAATGGAATGGTATTTTCGCAATCGTTGGTTGTGGAGCACTAATCATGTCCTACTCATTAACAGGTCAAATTATACCAGGTTTTGTATAATGTCCTGTAGGTTATTTACGATCAAGCGAACTGATCTAGTTAAACTGTTCGTGGTAATCAATTTACCTTGGTTGGCGGTTTCTGCTACAGCAGGTTCGTTAGTCAGTATAATTACCTAATAAATAATAACTCGTACAAAAATCTAATCAATCAATGCCAGATCTAGTAGTAGACACGTTCCCAATATGGAAAGCAGTTGCATGGTGTTTTTATCCAGTAGCATTGCTAGTGACAGTTGAACTACTTCTTCGTGTAGCGAACGATGATGATGACGATGACAGAGACGGTGGTATAATGGTTCCATCATACACTGGGGCTTGACATAGAGTATTAATACCTATATACTTATAGAGTATTTTTACCTAGTCATGCCTCAACTTATATTCTTGATAGGTCTATCCTTTTTCGCAACACATCCTGAGATTGTAAACGTAGCATTTCAATGAATAGTTTAATTTTTTTCTTATTAAACTTTTTAGACTTTTGGTTCTTACCATTAGTCATAGCACTTATAGTATCAGTTGTAGTAGAGCAAGTCATCAGAAGGAAAGGTTCTGATGCTGCTATATTCACAGCAATGAGGATACGTAAGTTCCTTTACACACAAAACGTCATATTAAATTTCGTTTGGTTCTTGTCATATTTCATCTTTGTTGTTATAATGAGGCCATCTATGCCAGTGGGAGATCCCATGGCAAGTCCTGACCTCCTTTGGAACTTTTGATGAAAGACTTTATAGGTGTGTATGATAACGCATTCACACCTGACCAATGTGCTGATATGATTGAATATATTGAGTCTCTCCAAGAGAATCATTTATTATTCCAAGACAAAGAAAAAAAACATGACACAGACCACCAAGCAGTAGGTCTGTTTTATCATAACTTGTTAGGGACTTCCCCCTTTGGGGCGAAGTTCCTTCCTTGTATTCAGCAGTATGTTGATTCCTACCTTAATGAATACTCGGTACTATCAAGACAAAGGTTTTTAATATATGATGTCAAGGTTAAGAAGATACCTGACGGTGGTGGCTTCCATTCTTGGCACTACGAAGCAAATAATTTTGTGTATGCTACCAGAGCATTTGTAGTTCAGTTATACCTTAATGATATAGAAGAAGGTGGTGAAACAGAATTCTTGTACATAGGTAAAAGAATACCAGCAAGAGCAGGTAGACTCATTATCTTCCCTGCTGGTTTTACTCATGCACATAGAGGAAACCCACCACTAGGACAGACAAAATATATTTGTTCTTCATGGGGTATCGTTCAGGAATAGTATGTGCTATAATATAAACGAACATATTATTGATAATGGTTTGGAAGTATCGTGAATTGAGTACCCTGACATTGATTCAGGAGTACATTGCCAAAACCTATGAAGCACACTATGCTCAAGGTAAGACACAGACATTAGATCTGATAGAATCTCTAGGTGATGCTGAGTCATTCACCAAGTGTAATGCTATCAAGTACCTTTCTAGGTTCGGTGCTAAGAATGGCAAGAACCCAGATGACGTTTTAAAAGCAATTCACTATTGCATCCTCTTATACCATTTTGCTGACTTACATGATGAAAATTTCAAAAAAGACAACCGAAATTCTAGCAAACTTCACGAGCATAAATCAGTCTCTTAGTTTTAGAGAAGGTAGGCAACTAAGGACTATTTCTCCTATGCAGAATGTTCTTGCACAGGCAGAGATTGAGGAGTATATACCAAAGGATTTTGCAATCTACGATCTACCACAGTTCTTGAATACTGTTGGTCTATATTCTGATCCAGATATAGATGTTAAGACTAATGAATCTTATGCATCTATTAAGGAAGGTAATGCTAATCGTTCAAAGTATTTCTTTTCAGATCCTAGTGTAATCATTGCACCACCTGAAAAGGAAATGAAACTACCTAGTGAAGAAGTTTCCTTCACACTGGATAAGGATACATTAACTAAGATTCTTAAGTCTTCAGCAATTCTAAACCTACCAGACTTAGCAGTAGTGGGTGGTGAAGGTGTAGTTAAGTTGGTAGTTAATGACAGAAAGAACGATACATCTAATGAGTATAGTATTGTTGTAGGTCAAACTGATAAGGAATTTAGTTTCAACTTTAAGATTGAGAATCTTAAATTGATTAATGGTACTTATGAAGTAAACATATCAGAAAGAAAACTTGCTAAGTTTTATAATGCTGATTACAAATTAACTTACTTTATTGCCTTGGAGCCTGATTCTGTTTATGAAGGATGATTTTTTATGGGTTGAAAAATATAGACCCAAGACAATTGAAGACTGTATCCTCCCAGATAATCTTAAGAAAACACTTAGTGCTTTTATAGATAAAGGAGAACTGCCTAACCTTTTGTTAGCAGGACCGCCAGGCATCGGTAAGACTACCGTTGCCAAGGCATTGTGTCATCAAATAGGAGCAGACTATTATGTCATCAACGGATCAGATGAAGGCAGGTTTCTCGACACCGTGCGTAATCAGGCTAAGAACTTCGCCTCTACTGTTTCCCTTACGTCAGGGAGCAAGCATAAGGTTATCATCATTGACGAGGCAGATAATACCACCCATGATGTTCAGTTACTTCTTCGGGCAAACATAGAGGCGTTTTATAACAACTGTAGATTTATTTTTACATGTAACTACAAAAATAAAATTATAGAACCACTGCATTCTAGATGTGCTGTAGTTGATTTTAGTATAGGTAAGAAAGAGAAGCAACAAATTGCTGCTACATTTTTTAGAAGGTTAGTTGAGATACTAGATAAGGAAGGAATTACTGCTGATAAGAAAGTATTAGTTGAGGTAATCCAAAAGCACTTCCCAGATTGGCGAAGAGTGCTTAATGAGTGTCAGAGGTATAGTGCATCAGGATCTATTGATACTGGTATACTTACAGTATTCAACAATACTAATACCACTGAACTGGTAGGGTTTCTACAGAAGAAAGAGTTTGGTAATGTACGTAAGTGGGTGGTTCAGAATCTGGACAATGACCCTAACGTGATATTACGGAACATCTATGATATAATGTATGAAACATTAAAACCAAAGTCTATCCCAGAGGCAGTCTTGGTTATCGCAAGATACCAATATCAAACTGCTTTCGTTGCTGATCAGGAAATAAACCTAATGGCAGCGTTGACTGAACTAATGTGTAATTGTGAATTCAAATGACTAAATCATCACGACCTGCAAAAAAAGCAACGGTCACCAATCGTGAGATCAAAGACTCAGTTGAAGAACTGAAGATCTCTTTGCCTAGGCAAAAGAAAAGTAGATTCTACTATCAGTTCTGGAGTGTTGCTGCATTGTCAGTACTTGCTGGACAACTATACGTAGGCACTGGATACCGTCAGATGTCAAGATCTTTTGATCGTATTGTAGACAGTATCATAGTTGAAATAACTGAAGACTCTGGACCTAAGTTCTATTAATGAAAGCATTGAAAACACCACTCAGGTATCCTGGTGGTAAGTCACGTGCTATTACAAAAATTAGTCCTTGTTTTCCTAACTTAAAAAACTACAAGGAGTTTAGAGAACCGTTCCTAGGGGGTGGTTCTGTTGCTTTGTATGTCAGTAAATCTTTTCCCCATTTAGATATCTGGGTTAATGACTTATACAAACCGTTGGCAAATTTTTGGCAACAACTTCAGGAAAAACCTGACGAAATTACGAAAGAACTTGCGAGACTCAAAGGTCGATACGACACACCCGAACGAGCGAGACACTTGTTTGCTGAATGCAAGGAATGTCTTAATCATACTAACAGTGGGAAGAGTTCTAGGGCCGTTAGTTTTTATATCGTTAACAAGTGCTCATTTTCTGGACTTTCGGAATCTAGTTCCTTCAGTTCTCAGGCATCAGACTCCAATTTCTCAATGCGAGGAATTGAGAAATTGCCAGGATACTCAGAAATAATAAGAGACTGGAAGATTACTAATCTATCCTATACTGATCTCATGGATAACAGTAAGGATTGTTTTATGTATCTTGATCCTCCTTATATGATTAAGGATAAGTTGTATGGTAAAAATGGTAGTATGCATGGTAAATTTTCTCATAGAGTATTTGCTGACAACTGCCAACACAATGAATCTGATATGCTTGTCAGTTATAATTGTGACCAATTAATAAAAGATAGATTTAATGGGTGGAGTGTGGTAGAATATGACCATACATATACTATGAGATCTACTGCATCTTATGGTAAGGATCAACAGGAACGTAAAGAGTTATTGCTTTTGAATTATGACTGCCGACTATGACGATTCAAATTGGCGTGAAGAGTATAAAAATTATACTTCTAGTAAGTATGAGTTAGACCTGCTTGAAAATGGACCTAAGAGTCTATCTCAATCATGGATGATGGGTGCATTACATAACAAGTGGAAGAAGATGAAGGGTTATAAAGATCCCGAACCACCCAACTGTCAGTCAAGTCTTAAAGA